TCTTGCTGGCGAGATTACATTTCTCAATTAAGACAAGTTTATAACGTATTTGAAGAAGAAAATAATGGATAAGATAGATACAAGAGGAGGCGCAAGAGAAGGAGCTGGTCGTAAGTCTAAAGCCGAAGAACAATCTTTAGTAGAGAAACTAACACCATTAGAGCCTAAAGCCTTTGCGGTTTTAGCTCAAGCATTAGAAGACCATAAAGATTGGGCGGTTAAGATATTTTTTCAATATAAGTTTGGAATGCCTAAACAAGTGGTAGACCAAAACACTACTCATACGATTAATGACTTTGACATCAAAGAAATTGTTAAATTCAAGTGATAGAACTTAATAAAAAATATGTTCCCCTGTTTAGCGAAGAAAGTAGATACTTCGTTATTACAGGGGGTCGATAAGCGGGTCGGGTAAATCATTTGCTCTAAACTCGTTTCTTTTGCTTCTAACGTACGAAGTTGGACACGTAATACTATTTACTCGTTTCACATTAGTTTCGGCTCACGTCTCAATTATACCAGAGTTTGTAGAGAAGATAGAGATGGCAGGGCTAGAATCCGATTTCTACATTACCAAAGACGAGATTATTAACACTCGCACAAATTCAAAGATTTTATTTAAGGGAATTAAGACCTCTAGCGGAACGCAAACCGCAAACTTGAAGTCTTTATCGGGTGTGACTACGTTCGTGCTTGACGAGGCAGAAGAATTAGTAGACGAGGACGTATTCGACAAGATAGACTTCTCGATTCGTAATAGCCAAAGACAAAACAGGGTTATATTAATTTTAAACCCAACAACAAAAGAGCATTTTATTTATAATCGATTCTTTGAAGAGAAAGGAGTACAAGAAGGTAGCTCTCTATCTAAAGACGATACGACTTACATACATACGACCTACAAGGATAATATTGATTACCTAAGTGAATCGTTCTTAAATCAAATCGAAGTCTTAGAACGCAACAATAAGCGTAAATACGAGCATACAATTCTAGGAGGTTGGCTAGACAAAGCCGAAGGTGTAGTATTTACTAACTGGTCTTATGGTGCTTTTAATCCAGACAATCTACAAACCTCATTTGGTCAAGACTTTGGTTTTTCAATAGACCCTACTACGCTAGTAGAAGTAGCGATAGATAAAACGAAGCGTAAGATTTACGTTAAGGAGCATTTATACAAACCCAAGCTAACTACAAGCGAGATAGCACAAATAAATAAGCGAGTATGCGGTAAGGGTTTAATAGTAGCGGATAGTGCCGAGCCAAGATTAATAGCCGAGCTACACTCTCAAGGATGTAATATAATTGCAACCGAGAAAGGAGCCGGGAGTATTACCGCCGGTCTTGCGCTTATGCAAGATTACGAACTAATTATAGAATCTAACTCTCACAACATTGGAAAAGAACTCAACAATTACATATACTCAGATAAAAAATCTGGGCTTGTGGTCGATAACTTTAACCACGCTATCGATGCCATACGTTACAACGTGTTCTACCAGCTATCAAATCCAAACCAAGGCAAGTATTTCGTATACTAGTACAAAAAACAACAATTAACGTTTATACATTATGAAGCTAGAATTAAATATTCCTACGCATTTAAAAGAAATTAAGTTAGCTCAATATCAACGATTTCTAAAAATTGCGGAAGTAAATGAAGATTCAGAATTTTTACATCAAAAGATGGTGCAATATTTTTGCGGTGTAGATTTAAAAGATATTGCAAATATTAAGCATAAAGAAGTAAAAGAAATTACATCTTCTATTGCTCAAATGTTTGAAACAAAACACAAGCTTATAAGAAATTTTAAAATGGGCGGTGTTGAGTTTGGATTTATTCCTAATCTAGATGAAATGACTCAAGGCGAGTACGTAGATTTAGATACTTACATTGTAGACTGGCAAGAGATGCACAAAGCAATGGCGGTTTTATTTAGACCGATTAAAAATAAGATAGGAGATAAATATACAATAGAAGATTACAACGGCTCTATAACATATTCCGATGTAATGCGACACGCTCCTTTAGATGTTGTTTTAGGTGCGGTGGTTTTTTTTTATCGTTTAGGGAACGAATTATTGAAGAGTATCCTGACTTGTTTGGAGGAGAATCCGCAGATGATGGATTTAATGACGAAGCACAATTTGGAAAACGGTGGGGATGGTATTCATCTATCTATGCTCTCGCTCAAGGAGATGTTAGACGATTTGATTCTATTTCCAAACTTCCTTTACGGCAATGCTTAACATATCTAACTTTTGAAAAACAAAAGAGCGATTTAGAAATGAAATTAATTAAAAGAGCAAATAAATGAACGGCTACTACTACATTGTAAATACATTAAAGACATATTTGTCTAATCTTGGTTTTATAAATACCATTACTATTGGAGATATTTTTAATATAGATTTGACTAAACAAACTATTTTCCCTTTAGCTCATATTATTGTAAATAATGCTTCATTAAAAGAAAACACAATGTCTTTAAATGTATCTATTTTATTTATGGATATAGTAGACGAGAGCAAGCAATTAATAACCGATGTTTGGCAAGGCAACGATAATGAGCAAGATGTTTTAAACACTCAATTAAGTTTAGCTCAAAGACTAAGTGCGGATTTATTAAGAGGTAGTTTGTATTCTAGCTTAGTGCAAATTGAAAGCGAGCCAAGTGCAGAGCCATTTATGGATAGATTTGAAAACAAGATTGCTGGTTGGACTCTTACATTTGATGTTTTAGTGCCTAATGATATGACAATTTGCTAAATGGAGCTTACACAAACACAAGCTTTAATTAAAAGGTTTAAGGATTATGTTATTCAACAAGCCAAATCTAACCTAACTAAAGGAGGTAAGAATGTATCTAAAGGTTTATATAATAGCATTAAGGGCGAAATAGTAAGCGAAAATAATTACACGATTGTAGGCTTTATAATGGATGAGTACGGAGCTTACCAAGACCAAGGGGTTAGAGGTAAAAAAAGTAGTGCAAAAGCTCCAAATAGTCCTTTTAGATTTGGTACAGGTAGTGGTAAGCCGGGTGGAATGCGTGAAGGAATCGGCAAATGGGTAGAAAGAAAGAGAATACAATTTAGAGATAAAAATACTGGTCAATTTTTAAGTTATAAATCAACCGCTTATCTTATTTCAAGAAGTATTTTTAATAAAGGATTAAAGCCTAGTTTATTTTTTACTAAGCCATTTGAAAAGGGATATATGAAATATATTGATGTAGACCTTATTAAAGCTTTTTCTCAAGATGTAGATACAATTATAGATTATAATCTTAAAACAAAATGATAATTTACGCAAGAAGTCCTTATTTTATTGAGGTAGATGAAGCATCTCAACTAGGCTCGAAGATAGAGTTGTTCATTTGGAACAATCCTAATAGTGAGCCGGCTACACCTACTTATACTTTTATTAAGTCTATCGCTTCGGCTACCAATAGAAAGAACGTTTATAATATAGCTCCATACATAAAGGAATACATAGAGTCTATAACTCCTAGCGATTCTACTAACTCTATGATGGCTAACGTAAAAGTAAAGCGTTACAAAGAAGCATCATTAGGAACTTACACGCTACTAAATACAACTACGTATTATTCGACTAATGGTTATACAAACTACTCGGGTGGGTATAATCAAACTGGCTCAACGGCTACAATTCTACCGCTTGCAAACACAAGCTTAGAGTACTATTACGAAGAGGGCATTGTAGAAGCTAAGTACCCATATATTAACGTGTGGGCTAACAACGCAAGCCCTGCAACGCTTACCGTATCTTACAAAGATTTACGAGGTCGTAACGAGGTTATTGTTACAATCGCAAGAGATGGCGCAAAGCTTTACAAGATTCCATTAAGAACAACTAGCATTAAGTACGATAAGGGAAACACTTGCACAATTTTATGGAAGCCTACCGGAGAATACACCGATAGCATAGCGACAATTAGAGTTATACCGGTTTGCGAGCCTAAGTACGACCCTATTCAATGCCAATTTATTAATCGTTATGGAGGTTGGCAATTCTTAACGTTCTTTAAATCTAAGACTACAAGCATACAAACGCAAGGCACTACGTATAACTTGCTACCCGATGCGGTAAATTACAATACTAGTAGAGCGCAAACAAAGAGCTTTAACATTAATGGCTCTAAAAATATTCGGTTAAATACCGGTTGGATTCCCGAGAATTATAACGAGCTTATCCAAGACTTACTTCTATCCGAGACGATTCTTTTAGATGGAGTGCCGGTAGAGGTAAACACGACCGAAACAGAATTAAAGACATCTCTAAAAGATAAAAATATCAATTACGAGATAGAGTTTGCTTATGGGTTTAATCTTATTAACAACGTAGTTTAATGATAAACGTATTACTTTATATTTATGACGATGTTAGCGGAGAGCCTCAACGTATTGAGTTATTCAATGACGAGCGCATAAGCGTAACTAGTAACATTCAAAACGTAAACGACATTTCTAAAGTATTTACCGACTTTAGCCAATCGTTTACCGTTCCGGCTACTACTCATAATAACGCTATATTTAAACATTGGTACGAAAACTCTATTAATAATGGATTCGATGCACGTACTAGAAAGAATGCTTTTATAGAGCTAGACTATGCTACTTTTAGAAAAGGTAAAATACAACTTGAGAAAGCAAGCTATAAGAATGGTGTAATTGATAATTATCAAATTACTTTCTTTGGCTCTTTGGTTTCATTAAAAGATACTTTTGGAGGTAAGTTCTTAAAAGACTTAAATTTAAGTGCATACAATTTTAGCTATACCGGAACGGTTGTAAAGAATCGAGTAATAGGTGGAGCTGGTAACGATGTAATGTTTCCTTTAATATCTTCTCTAAATGTTTGGCAATACGATACAAATGGCACAACTAAAACAAATTGGGATATTAAGAAAAACACACACCCAATTTATTATAATGATTTATTCCCAGCTATTCGAGTTAGCAAAGTATTTGATGCGATTGCCTCAAGTCTAGGAGTTACATTTCAAGGAAGCTTTCTAAGTGATTCACGTTTTACTCGTGCGTTCTTATGGCTAAAGAATAGCGAAATATTTGAGCTTAAAACGATTGCTAATAAGCTAAACTTTCAAACAAGCACTTCTACAACCGGAACGCAAGGCATATTTAACGTATTTAGCGATACTCTTAATTACGTAAAGTCTACCGCACCCGAATATCAAAGCCAATCTAACATCACAATCACGTTTAGTGTTCCAAGCGTAGGGCAGGATGCTCAATTATTTTATTTCTACGTTTACCGTGATGGGGTTGTAGTAAATACGCAAAGCTATTTAACTCAAATTACACCAATGTATTTAGAAGTACCTCTTGAAGAATCGGGAGCGTACACGTTTTATATTGCTTCTACCGCAGCGATTTCGTTTACAAGTGTATACTATTACGAGACCGGAACGCTAATAGGTGGAACGTATACAAAAGTAACCGACTTAACGGTAACTCAAAGTACTACGCAAACTACTACAACTACTTTAGACTTGGCTCAGTATATGCCAGAAATGACTATTGAGGAGTTCTTTAGTGGTATTCTTAAAATGTTTAATCTTACTTGCTACTCGGATACACCGGGAGTTTACAAAATTGAACAACTAGAAGGCTGGTATGCAAGTGGAGAAATTAGAGAGATAACGCAATACATAATTACCGATAACATAGACATTGAGAGAAGTAAAGCTTATAAGAAAGTAAACTTTAAATACCAAAAAGGCGAATCGTTCTTAAACGAAGAGTTTATGTCTCGTTCTAAAGTTCCTTACGGAGATTTGTATTATGAGCTAGAAAACGATGGCGAAGAATACACGGTAGAGTTACCATTTGAAACTTTACTACATAACAAGTTTACCGGGACTAATTTACAGGTAGGTTACGCAATGAAACCTAGCTATATCCCTTATATTCCAAAGCCGATTATTTTATATGATTATGGTACAACGCAAACGGTTTCTAACTATCATTTTAACGACGGAAATAGTACAACTAATCATACTACCGCTAATATATTTGGGCAAGACACGCTTATAAGTGGCGAAATATACACGCTAAACTTTGGAGCCGAGCAATCTACTTATACCGGTAACGTAGAAAATGAATCTCTTTTTAATAATTACTACTCTAATTATTTAGATAATATTTTTGGTGTAAAATCTCGTATTATAAAATTAAAGGGAGTTTTACCAATTAGCCTTTTGACTAATTTAAAAGTAAACGATAGAGTAATTATTAGAGACAAGCGTTACGTTATAAATACGTTTACTACCGACTTAACAACCGGAGAAGTAGATTTTGAACTATTAACCGACTTTAGAACAATATGATAAGACAACTAATGGCTTTACTAAATGGATTAGACCATTTTGGACAAAGCGAGGAAATAGAAATAGCAAAAGGAAAGTACGAATATCCTAAAAGTTTTAAAGCATTTTATAAACAAGTTAAAAGAGAGTTGCAATGGCGGAAAAGAAAATAGTCGATTTAGTTATAAACGACAACTTAAAAGAAACTGAAAGTAATTTACAATCTCTTTCTGGGCAGTTAAATTCTTCTAACAAAGATGTTCAAAAGTTTACTAATTCAGTTGAGCAATTAGGCGATGCTGCTATTAACTTAGATGCAAGCTTCGAAGAAGTTTATGGCGATTTAAAGCCTTTAACCGCACGTATGGGAGAAGCCGAAGATAGACTATATGAGCTATCTTTAGCGGGCAAGCAAGGCTCAAAAGAATTTCAAGCGTTATTAACAACGGTTGGTAATTATCGTAGAGTTCAAATACAAACCGATTTAGCGGTAGACTCTGCGGCTACAACTTTAACTCAAAAACTAGGTGGCTCTTTAGAATATGTATCGGGAGCTTTTGCTGCTACCCAAGGAGCTATTGCAATCTTTGGAGAAGAAAATAAAACGGTAGAAAAAGCAATTCTTAAAGTACAATCTGCTTTAGCTATTACTCAAGGTTTCTCAGCTATGCGAGAAGGAGCTAATAGTGTAAAGCAATTAGGAACGGCAATAAAAAGCTTAACCGTATTTCAAACCGCTTATAACTTTATTAATAATGCAACTTCGGTAGGGTTAAAAGTTCTTAGAGGTGCTTTAATATCTACCGGTATTGGGGCTTTAGTTGTTGGAGTGGGTTTACTTATAGCAAACTTTGATAAATTAAAAGCTTTTGCGTTAAAGTTAGTTCCCGGTTTAGCTTTAGTCTCTAAGTCAATAGGTGGTATAGTAAATAGCATTACAGACTTTATAGGTGTTACATCTAAAGCAGATAGAGCTATTGAGCAATTACAAGACAATGCAAATAAATCTCTTGCTAAAAACGCTAAATATTTAAAAGAAAACGCAACTGTTACAGATGAATATACCAAGCGTAAAATTGAAGCGGTTAATGAATACAATGAAGCGGTAAAAGAAGCGGGAGCAAATGAAGTAGCTCTTAGAAAAGAAGCTAATAGAAAGATTGCTCAAATTGATGCCGAAAGAGCAAAAGCCGATAAAGAAAAGCAAGCCAATTTAGCAAAGGAAAAGTTAGCTAAAGCAAAAGAATTATCTGACAAAGAAAAAGAAAGAAGACAAAAAGAAGCGGACGATTTCAACGAAGAAATTCAAAGACAAGGCGAAACTCAATTTGCTAATTACGAAGCCGAGCAAGAGCTTCGTAGAAGATTTGAAAGGGGTAAAGCTCAAATTACTATAACCGCTTCTAAAGATGCAAATGACATTGTAAAAAATGCAATGGACAAAAGTTTGCAAAATGCTAAGGATAACGCTTTAGCTGAAGAAGCAATTGAAAAAGGTAAAGCCGAAGCAAGAAAGCAACAATTTGGAGCTTATGCGCAGTTACTTGGTCAAGCATCAAATTTACTTGGAGAATCTACCGATGCAGGAAAGGCGGCAGCAATTGCTTCAACTACAATTAGCACTTATCTTGCAGCTCAACAAGCCTATGCTTCGCAGTTAGCAATACCTACACCTGATGCTCCATTTAGAGCTACACTTGCAGCTGGTTTAGCTATTGCATCCGGTTTAAAAAACGTGCAAAGTATTTTAAGTGTTCAAACTCCTAATGGTGGAGGCGGTGGTAGTGTACCTTCGGCTGAATCTCCAAGAGCACCACAATTTAATGTAGTGGGAGCAACTCCGGCAAACGCAAATCAATTAAGACAAACTTTAGGTGGAGATAAAGCACCATTAAAAGCATATGTAGTAGCTAGTGATGTAACAACTCAACAAGCACTTAATAGAAATATTGTTACCTCGGCAAGCCTTGGTTAATTTGAAAATATAACAAAAAATAATTTAAACGTTTATAGGCTATGAGAATTGTTGAACTCGTAATAGAAAAGGATTTAGACGGAATCGAAGCGGTAAGCTTAGTAGATGCTCCGGCAATTGAAGAGAATTTTATAGCTCTTAACAAAGCGTATAAAATGGACTTAGCCGAAGTAGACTCCGATAAGCGTATTCTTATGGGAGCTGCGTTAATTCCTAATAAGCAAATCTATCGTAAGAATGGCAAAGACGAGTTTTACGTATTCTTTAGCGAGGCTACCGTTAAACAAGCGAGCGAGTTATTCTTAAAGAATGGTAACCAATCAAACGCAACTCTTGAACATAAGTCAAAATTCGAAGGTGCAACGGTTGTAGAATCTTGGATTATCGACAACACCGAAATGGATAAATCTAAAGCTTACGGCTTTGACTTACCAAAGGGTACTTGGATGATTTCTATGAAAATAGAAGACGATAAGGTTTGGAAGCAAGTTAAAGAAGGCAAGTACAAAGGATTTTCTATCGAGGGTTATTTTGCCGATAAGTTAGAGATGTCTTTGCAAGAGCTAGAAGAGGAGGAATTAATTAATCAAATCATAAATATTTTAAAAGATGGCGAATAAAAAAACTAGTCCACAAGATTCTTCTCGTGCTTGCTTGTGCGAAGACGGAACTTACTCTAAAGAATGTTGCAAAGGCGAGCAAATTAACCAAGGTATCGGAGCTTTAGTAAGCCAAGGTACTTCAGTTATTATTAATACAAATGAACCAAGAGTAATAACAGAAACTAGATAATATGAACACGGAAAATAAAGTATTTAACAAATTGTTTTCTAGCGAAAAGGTAGAATTATCTTCTGAAAAGTTTGAGTTTGGAGTAATTCAAGATGATATTAAGGTAATAGATGTTGCTGAAAAAGCTTTTGAGGATGGTTTTTTATTAGTATCATTTGCAAGACAAAAAGCTATTCCTATTATTAAAAATTCAATTTCAGATGCTAATAAATTTCTTTCTAGATTAGCCGAAACAAAAAAAGTAGCTAAAGAATTAGGAATTGATTTACCTAAAGAATATTTAGGTCAAGAACAACGTGCTGGAGTATTAATTGGAGAAGCTGAAGATATTATAACTTAATTAAATAAATATTAAAAAAATGAACACAGAAAATAAAGTATTTAATAAACTATTCTCTAATGAGAAAGTAGAATTAGCATCTCAAAAATATGAGTTTGTAAAGAAGGTGCCAGATATTGCTAAAGAAATTGCAAAAATTGAAAATATTGCAACAAAAGCTGCTTTAAAAATGAACGATATGCGAATGTCGTATTTAAAAGAATATCAAAATTTTATTGGAGCAATGTCTGAATCAGAAAAATTAACTTTAACTGCTGAAGGAGATTTAAACGAAGTTAGAAACTCTTTAGTAGCTATTGGAATGGATGGTAAAGATGCGGAAAAAATTACTGGATTTAAACCGGCTATTGATAAGGTATCTTCTTTAAAAGATTATACTAAAAAAATGCGTTCACTTTACAACAATAAAGTATAATTAGTAAATAAATTAATAAATATATGGAATACAAGAACAAGTTAAACAAAATTAAATCTGTTCTTTCTATGGATGTAAAACTAGCACAAATGAAGTTAGAAGACGGTATTACCGTTATCGAAGCGGAAGAGTTTGAGCCGGATTACTCGGTAGGAATCGTAACGGAGGATGGAATTGTACCAATGCCAATAGGCGAGTACAAGTTAGAAGACGGTAAAATCTTAGTTGTAGAAGTAGAAGGTATAATTGCTTCTATTAAAGAAGAAGAAGCCGAAGCTCCACAAGAAGAAGTACCGGTAATTGAAGAAGCACCGGAAGAAGTTATTGAGCCAGAAATGTCTCAAGAAGCACCAAAAGCAAAGCGTATTGTAGAATCGGTATCTAAAGAAACTTTCTTTGCGGAAATCGAAAAATTACGCCAAGAGTTTTCTTTGATTAAGCAAGAGAACGAAGCTTTAAAAGCGGAAAACGAATCTTTAAAAGTTGAGATGTCATCTATCGAAGAAGGCGCACAACCTTTAGCTCACAATCCGGAAGCGGGAGTTGCTCCAAAACACTTTAGAATTAGTAAAAACAAAACTGCTTCTATTGAAGATGCGGTATTTAACAGAATCTTTTCAAAATAATTAACAAACAAATTTAAAAAATGGCTACTACAACTAGTATTACAACAACTTATGCTGGCGAGTTTAAAAACCAAATTATCTCGGCTGCTTTATTATCTTCTCCTACTATCGATGCGGGTGGTATCATGGTTAAACCGGGTATCAAGTACAAAGAAGTAATTAAGAAAATCTCTACAGATGCAATTTTAAAGAATGCTTCTTGTGATTTTGATGCTACTTCTACAATTACTTTAACCGAGCGTATCTTACAACCAGAGGAAATGCAGGTCAACCTCCAATTATGCAAAAAAGATTTTCATTCGGACTGGCTTTCGGCACAACAAGGGTATTCTGCATTTGATACTTTACCAACTTCATTAGCTGATTTCTTAGTAGCTCACGTTGCTGCTAAAGTTGCTGCTAAAAACGAGACTAACATTTGGTCGGGTGTAACTGCTAACTCAGGCGAGTTTGATGGCTTCGCTACATTATTAGCTGCGGATGCTTCTTTACCGGCTGCTCAAGAGGTTGCAGGAACTACGGTTACCGCTTCTAACGTTGTTGCTGAATTAGGCAAAATCGTTGATGCTATCCCTGCCGCTCTTTACGGAAATGACGGCTTACATATCTACGTATCACAAAACATCGCTCGTGCTTACGTTCGTGCTTTAGGTGGTTTTGCTGCATCAGGCTTAGGAGCTAACGGTACAAACTCATTGGGTACTCAATGGTACAACAATGGCTCTTTATCATTTGACGGAGTAAAAATCTTTGTAGCAAATGGTTTAGGTGCTAACAAAGCGGTAG